CCGCACGTCCCCACCCTGACCCCGAACCACCAGCCGGCCGACCACCCGGGAACGATAATCATTATCATTCTGTCTTAGTTGCACCCTGCAACGACCAGATTCTTCCATCATACCCACCTATGTCAACTTGGGCCTAGTTAGAGGTGGATGTACCTCATTGTGGGTGGGTGGAAACGTTGGGGGGTGTGTGGGCTCCCCCCTTGAGGGGGGCTGGGGGGGGTGGCGCGGAGAGTGACGATGCTCTTGTTGGAGTGTCGTCTTGCCACCCCTCCCAGGGGTTTCGTCACCTGTTTTGGAGTATAGTTCCCCGACTGGGGTTCACGTTTCGCACTTTGTGCGCTTCCCGGTGCGGTCCGGTGCGGGTTAGTGGTACTTGGTGGCCTTCGGGCCGGGAGGTGCGTCCTCTCCGCATCCTCCTCCAGCGGTCCACCGAAGGACTTGTTGGGGTGAGTGTAGCGGTTCAGGGGCGGTCGGTGTGGGATTCGTCGGTGTGGAATCGATGCTGGATGAAGCCGGTGATGATGTCTGACATCAGATGCTGGGTGTCTGACGACCATTCACAGTAGTCGAGAGACCACCAGTTGCCGCAGACGCAGTAGCCGACGAGTACCTTGTTGATGTCTTGGAGCCGGAGCTCGTGGTTCATCGGGGTTCCTCCGATCGTGTCTCCCTATGATAACCGTCTGGGGGTATGGTGTGGGGGATATGAAGCTGGTTTCGTTGCGGGCCTGTCAGGATTGCGGCCAGGTGTTGGATCCGCGTGAGATAGGCCCGAAGGCACGGTATCACCCGAAGTGTCAGCGTCGGGCTGAGAAGCGTCGGGCTCGTCAGCGGGCTGCCGGCCGGGAAGGCACCGACCGGATCCAACCGTTGATCGACGCGAAAGGTCCGGCTTGGATCGAAGCGAACGCCCGGCGGGGACCGTTGTATGAGAAGCTGCTGCGGTCCCCGGAGATCCTGGATCCTCTGTTGGCGGGCTACATGTCGTATTCGGAGGCGGGTGACATGTTGGGCACCACCAAAGGTAATGTGCAGCGGATGCTGGTGGCGTTGGCGGTGGACGCCCAGGCTGATGCTGCCGCGGCTGTCTGGGAGTTGGACGGCTCCGCGAAGTCCCTGTTGGGGCCGCCGTTCGATGAGGCCCCTGAACCTTCGGACCCGGGGTGGGAGCCGTTCCTGGATGAGCTGACTGGGGCGTTTGTGGAGTGGCGGACCCGGTACATGTCGGATGAGAAAGGTGTCCCGTACATCACCAAACCGTTTCACCGCAACTGGATCCGGGGGATCTTGGAGGCGATTTTCACGGGTGGCCGGCTGCTGATCCAGTCGCCGCCCCGGCACGGCAAGACGGAGCTGCTGATCGACTTCTGTGTCTGGCTGATCGTGAAGGATCCGCATATCCGGATCATCTGGGTGGCGTCGAACACTGAACTGGCGTCCGACTGGTGCGCCCAGGTGATGGGTGAACTCGAGGGCAATGAGCGGTTGAAGGCGGATTATCTGCCGCCGGGTGGGACCTGGAAGCCTCATGTGCGTTCCGGGAGGCAATGGAAACGCGACCAGTTTGAGGTCGCCACCCGGACCCGCAACGTCAAATCCCCGTCGATGAGGGCGGTCGGGCGGGGCTCGAGGATCCGGTCCCGTGACGCTGATTTCATCATCATGGACGACATCGAAGACTTCCAATCCACCATCCAACCCAAGTCGCGGGATGACACGAAGAAGTGGGCGGCGATCGAAGTCGGGTCCCGCAAGGAGGCTCACACTGCGGTGGTGGTGATCGGCTCGAGGGTCCATCCTGAGGACCTGTCGGGTTCCTACATCGACAACCCGGAATGGTCGACGATCATTGAGGAAGCCCACTCGTCCGGCTGCGACCTCCCCGAACTGGAGGTCGAGGCGCATGTCGATTGCATGCTGTTTCCGGAGCTCCGCACCTACGAGTGGCTGCAAACCCAGCGCCGTGACATGCAGATCACCGGCGGCGACTCCCTGTTCCAGATGGTGTACCAGAATGTCGCTGTCTCTGAGGGGCTGGTGATCTTCGACCCGGACGCGATGCGGACCTGCAGAACCTCGAGGGTGATCGGTGATGTGCCGCCGGAGACCCGTCTCGTCGCTGGTTTGGATCCGGCGTACGCCGGCTATCAGGCTGCTGTCCTCTGGGCGTATCAGCCACGCACCGGGGTGATGTTCCTGGTGGATGTCGACAATTCGATCGCAGCCGGGATCCCCGGATGGCGTGACCTGATGCGCAACTGGTTTGACCGGTACGGGTTGACGCATTGGGTTGTGGAAACCAACGCGGTGCAGGGCGGCTACATGCAGGACGCCTGGGTGCAGACCTTCCGGGCCGCCAACGGCATCCATTTGGAGGGGCATTTCACCGGCTCCAACAAGTGGGATAAACGGATCGGTGTCACCGGGATGGCACGGCTGTATTCGGACATGATCCACATCACCGACCCGGCCACCGGTTCCACGGTGCATCGCCGCCAGGTTGATCTACCGTACGGGAACCCGGAGTCGAAAGCGAAGGTGGACCGGTTCTGTGCCCAGCACATCCATTTCTCGACGTCGGCGTCGCAGAACAGAAACCAGACGGTCGGCTACAAATCGGATATTGTGATGGCAGCCTGGTTCCCTATGAAAGCGATCCGACGCATGGGACGGGAACGAGCAGCCGAAACGTCCTCCCAGCCGTCACCGTTCACCGGGTTTGTTCCGGTCGACTGGGACCTGCCGTCTTGGAGCCCTAGATGACACTCACCCCCACCCTGTCCGCCGGCCTCGACTACGGTGAGGTTTCGGAGAGGATCGACTGGCTGTATCAGCTGCATCAACCATCCGAACCGACAAGGACCCGGACCCGGCAGATCATGGACGGCGGCACCGAAGCCATCGCCGCCTTGTTGGGTGACCAGATGGCCGACACCAACGACCTAGTTCCGGTCCCGCCGTTGATGCACTCCGGGTTGACGAAACTGGGTCAGAAGATCGGCGGCTCTATCCCGGATCTGAAGATCGACCCGTACGGGTACAAGGATTCGGGGAGAGCCCGGAAAGCCTCCGAGCAGCGGGAACGGATCGTCGACTCGTATGACCGGGCCTGCCGACTGGATATGCAGCTCTCTCAGATCGGCCGGTGGCTGCCCGGCTACGGGTACGGTGTGTGGATCGTCCGTGACAAACGAACCGCCGGCGGGGACCGGATCCCGTACGCTGAGCTGCGGGACCCGTACGAGGTGTATCCGGGTCCGTGGGGGGTCGACTCGCAGCCAGTAGAGATGGCGACGAAGATGCTGGTCGGCGCCGACGAACTGATACGCCTCTACCCGGAACATGAGACCCAGATCCGTGCCGCGCTCACCGACCCGGCCAAACGTGCCCGTTCCACAAACCGGTTGTATGGCGCCAACCGGCCCCGGATCAAACCGGGTTCACGTCCGGCTGGTGCGTCGCGGGCGATCCTGTTGCCGTCCGGCGCCGAATGGCGGGGACCCGGCGACGGGTACACCCTCGCCGAATACTGGAACGAACAAGGCACCTGGGTGATCTGCCCTGAGCTAGAGATCCAGCTCGCCTATATCCCGAATCCGATCACCCGTCCCCGTTTCGTGGTGGCCCGCCGATTCTCGTTCAACCGGTTGACCGGCCACTACGACCACATTGTCGGGTTGATGGCGACCATGGCCCGCATCCAGATCCTCGAATACCTGCATCTCGAAGAGAACGTGTTCGGTGAGGTGAACATCTTCGGTGAGTCACTGGAAGGCGACACCTACCATTCTGGGCGGGGCGGCTTCAACCGGTTCGAGCAGAACGCCAGGGTCGAGAAACTCACCACCAACCTCCCGTATCAGCTGTTCCAAGGTGTCGACCGGATGGAGCGTCTGATGAGGGTTGGGGTCACCTACCCGGTCACCGACGACGCTCAGCATCCCGGCGGCGGCTGGGCCACCGGCAAAGGCTTGACTGAGCTGCAGTCGCAGGTCGACTCCGAAGTCCGCGAGTACCACAAGATCCTGAAACACGCCATCGAAGAGTTGGATGCGGTCAGGTTGGAGTGGGACGAGACCCGCAATGCCGGCACCCGGCGAACCGTGTTCGGGTTTCACCGTGACGCCGCCTACTCCGAGACGTTCGACCCTTCGGTGATCCAGAAGCGTTATCTGACCCGACGCAACTATGGGGTGATGGCCGGCTGGGATGAACCCACCAAGATCGTCACCGGGTTGCAGCTGATGCAAGCTGAAGTGATCGACCATCAGACGATGCAAGAGAACCTGGACGGTTTGGAGAACATCACCCAAGTGAATGAACGGATCAAAGCCCGCAAAGCCGAGGACACCCTGTGGGACAAACTGAACGCTAAAGCGATGCAAGCCGACCCGATGGACCCGTCGTCTGAGACACGGGCCACACTGGCGCTGGTGGAGACGGTGCTCAACCCCTCCAAGTTCTCTGAGACTCTCGTCAAGTACTACACCGAGGCGCCGCCGCAACCGTCCCCGGAGCAGCAACAGATGATGGGGGCTCAACCGCCTGGCGGGCCGTTGGGGTTCGAGATGCCCCCCGACGGTGATGTCACCACCATCCTGTCCCGACTCGAGCAGGGTGGCGGTGTCGCCGGCGGGGCACAGACTGTTGGGAGGATGAGATGAGGTTCACTAACCGCCGTACCGGTGAGGTTGTCGAATGGACGTGGCGGGCCGGGATGTCGGCTTGGGAGGCCCCGGGCCGGGGCATGATGGGTCCGGTCGGCCATGCCCGTGAATGGCTCCCCGAAGGCGACCCCCGACTCGAGCAGACCCTTGTACCGTCGCCCGCCATCGTGGGGGTCATCTCGATCTCCGGCGGCATCGGCGAGACTGTCGGCACCGAGATGATCGAAGAGGCGGCTGTCGTACCGGCCGTCGACTATTCACTGTGGCTGGCCCGTGACATGCGTACCGAACTGCAACGCCGTGGCCTGGTCTACAGCGGCAACAAGGAAACCTTGAAGGCACGTCTGGAGGCCGACGATGCCGAGGCAACGTAAACCCGTCTCCGGACCGGCGTCACTATCGGAGCGAACCGACCTGTCAGGTACACAGCCTGTCCGTGTGCCGACCGGGCTGCCGTACGGGCAACGCACGGCCCTCACCCGGCAGCAGCAGGCGGCACCTCTCCCCGCCGGCGGTCAGGGCCGCGGTATGGCTCCCCCTACCGGGCGCCCTGCCGCCGGTTTGGGTGCCGGAGTGTTCGGCCCGACCCGTAGACCCAACGAACCGGTCACCGCCGGTGCTGCGCTCGGCGCTGGACCCGGCCCCCAATACGGTGACCCTGACAGCCTGCCGATCGACCGGATCACCCAAGCCCTCTACGCGATCCACCCGTCCCCGGTGCTGGCCCGCATGATGATCCGATTGAGGAACCTGCCGGTATGAGCTTCGGTGGCGTCGACCCGTATCTGGAAGCCCACTACGACGCCGCCTTCCAAAGCCTCCAAGTCCAGGTTCGGAGGCTCCGCAACACTCTCCCCCGTTCTACGGCGGCGAATGTCGCTTCTCTGGGCCGCAACTACCCGACCCTGCCACCTGAGATCACAGTCCCCGCCGGGATCCTCGGCCTGCAGGCCGGGATGTCCGGGATGCAGAACCTGGCCCTCGAATACTCGCAGATGGAGGCCGAAGACGAACAGTCGTTCCTGGAGTCGATCCCCGGGTACGGGATGTTCCGTAAGACTGTGAAAGGGGCGTTCACTGTCTTCGACACACTCTGGGAGGAGGGTCTGGCCCGCCCGTTTCGTACCGTCGTCGCCACCCTCGGGCTCTCGGATCAGGATCTGTTCTTCAAGCCGTGGGACGCCTGGAAGCAGGCTGGCACGTCGTTCGGGGTGGACGCCGTGTTCCGGCTGCTGCGAGGCGAAGACGTCGACATCGGTGAAGGGTTCATCCCGCAAGGCGACATCGTCACCCAAGCGAGGGAACGAGCCAACACCAACCTGACGATGTTCGGGGGAAGATCGATCTCACCGGGCCAGTTCGCCGCCCAGGCCCTGGTGGCTGCGGATCATTTCATTCCGGGCGGCACCTTCTTCGAGCAGGGCGGCACCGCCTACAACCTCGTGTCCGGGTTCTTGGACGCCACCGCCCAGCTCGCCACCTTGAAGATGGCCCGGCTCCCCGCCCGGCTCGTCCCGGGGACATGGCCGAACCGGATCCCGATCATCGGCGGCAAAGCCACCGGTCTCACGGAACGGGTGATGCCCGAGATTATCGCCGGGCTGCGTGTCCCACTGTTGGGTGACCCGGCTGCGGCGCTGATCGGCGGATGGTCGAGACTCCGGAAAGCCGCCTACACCCCGATGACCGCCGAACTCGCCGCCGCCACCCCCACCAGCACCCTCCCCGGCATGGCCGGCCTGCGGCGGGGCCTGCGAAGGTTCGTGCATCACCCCGCCACAGAAGACTGGACGACTTTCCCGGAAGCCCGCCGGTACGCGGAGATTGTCGACGCCACCAACGAGACCCGGTTCGCGCCGGTCTGGGACTCGTTGACGGCCGCCAACCCGAACCTGGATGCTGCCGCCTATCAGGCGCTCGCCCGATCCGGCACCACCTATCCGGCCATCCAAGTCTTCCAGGATCTCGCCAAACGGGACGTGTTGAAGAGGATCCCCGGCGCGGTCGGCCGTGCCTCCCCGTTCCAAGGTGCCATCTCGAGACCGGCCGGGCGTCTCGCCGCAGGGATGTTGACACCGCATCTCGCCCCCGAACTCCGCAGCCTCTACAAAGACCTCGGCGAGTTGGGCGGCTTCAAGGTGGCGGTGAAAGGCTCCTTGCAGACCTCGGCGTTGGGGCGGGCGTTCACGTTGATGCCGCACCCGTTCCTGCACATCGACGACGTCGACCGTGGCCTGCGTGACGTCAACCAGTGGTCACATCACTCGGGGCTGTCGGCTGTGCAGCGGTCCCGGATCCTGCTGCGATGGGCCACCAAAGTATCCGCCGAAACCGGGCATGTCCATGCCTATGACGTCGCCCGTGAGATGCTGGAAATGTCGGCCGAGAACATGCGGGGCTATGTCCCGAAACCGATCGTCGACCATATCGTCTCCCAGTTCGCCGACCAGGAAGCCTGGCATGCGTTCCTGATCGACAAGATGGGTCAGGTCGCCTACGACCCGGCCGGCCGATACCGGATAGTGAACATCGACACCGGGACCGGCACCATGGTCCCCGCGGTCCAGTTGGAAACCGAGTTCGCTACCCGTTTCCTGCCGATGCCCGACCCACGGGAGATGCGCAAAGCCCTATCGGCGACCCGGCGCAAGCTGCTCACCACCGGCCCTGAAGGCGCCAAAGTCTCGGTGCTCGGTGCCGGGACCCCGCCGACCGGGAAGGCTGCGGTCAGGTTCTGGCTGAAATCCCCCGGCAAAGACATCACCACCCCGATCGAGTTGAACGAGAACATCGTGCAACGGGTCGGCGACTTCTACATGAACCGGTTCTGGAAACCCGCCACACTCCTGAGGGTGGCATGGCCGGTGCGGGTCATCATGGAGGAGCAGCTCCGGATGGCGGCAGCCGGATACGATTCGCTGTTCAACCATCCGTTCCGGTTCCTGTCATGGATGATGGCCGACCCGAAAGCCGGGTCGTTCGGCCGGGCCGCCGCGAAGTTCGGGATCCGGCCCCGCGGGGCGGCGCTCACCGACATCCGGTTCGGTGCCGATCTTCTACCCGACCAGTACAAGCTGTTCACGGAGCTCGCCAAGACCGGCGACACCGTCGAAGACGCCCAGAAGGCGATCCGGGCTGCCGGGATGGAAGCCGACGACCTGGATGTGATCGGGAAGATCCGCGACGAAGCGTTCACCGAAGAGGATCTGCTGATCGCCGCCACCCGCGAATACCGTGACGCAGTCCACTCCTACGGCGGCTGGATGACCGGCCAGTACGGTGACCCGTCCGTCAACGCGGTATGGACCGGGTTCAGGGTCGACGACCCCAACTACTTTCAGTATTGGGCCGCCAACCTGCTGGAACCGGCGTCTGATCGGCTTGCTACAAAGATCGCCGAACTCGGCAAAGAAGAAGCGGTCCGGTGGCTGTCGGCGCCGGCCGGACGGAACTGGCTGCGTGAGACGATCGCCGCCACCAACGACCCCGGGTCACGCAAGTTTCTGACCGCGGCGTTGCATGGCGACACACAGGTCGCTCAGCAGATGGTCAACTCCCGGTGGGGCCGGATCGGGACGTTGACGGGCCGTGACGCACGCGGCACCATCAAACGGGTCAACCCCGAAACCGGCGCCGAGGAGCTGTTCGAGTTCACCGGCCCGAAACGTCAAGGCACCGAACTCCCGAAGGATGTGTTCGAGGATCTGCAGGACCCGGCGCAGATCGGCCGGATCCACCAGTGGGTCGACCCGCACATCAACCCGGACAACGAGGTTTTGGCCAGGGAGTTGGAGGCGTTCATCGCGACCCGCCGTGTCCAGGATCTACAGATCGGTGAGACGCTCGGCAAAGACGACCTCGCCTCGTTCGCCAAGATCCTCTCCACCAGGTATCGGCCGATCGCCCCGTACATGGTGAAAGGCCCCAAAGACCCGGGCGCCGGGATGGACTTCTGGCAACGGTTCATCCGCACCATGTTCAACACCTTTATGGGCGACCCGACCCACATCCTGTCACGTGGCCCGGTGATG